CAATAGCGTCATTTACGCGCTTCAGCCCGATCACAAATTCACCCATTCGGATTGCCCATTGCGGCGCATCGTCCGTGATGGTATTGCGAATAAGTATGCCGTTATGTAATTGATCCATAAACCACTTGCATCCTAAAAGTAACTCACAATCAATACAGTAATGCCCGGTGGCTTCCCCATGTGGGCAGCGATTCGTTTCGCTGTCCCCCACTATCCGAGATTTCATTTAGAACCTCGCTCCTGCTGGCTGTGTGCTTTCCTTGCCCTTCCAATAATCCTCATTGCCAGCAATCGCGCCGCGGCGCGCCTTTTAGCCCTTTGCGCGCCAAATCACGCGCTGCATTCTGGTACTCATTCCATGCGATATTCTCAAGTTCTACGTTTGTCATTGCCTATCTCCCTACCAAGGCTGCTGCCAAAATCATTGCGATCCCGACCACAGAACAGCAAAACCAGACCACAATCAATCCAACCAAGCGCTTTCGCTCTTTCGATTTCATCCACTGTTTGCTTTCCATGTGATTATCATAAGGTATGTGATTATCATAGTCAATAGAAATCTGCGCTCTCACTCAAGATTTCTCTCAAATTGCTGCAAACAAACAAAAGATAGTTTTCTCTTGCGTTTGCGGTTACAATCGCAAACATGGGCAGACCGTCAACTTTCCACACTTCCACAGTAGAGGCCATTGCTAAAAGACTCGCCGAAGGCGAACCCTTAGCTCAAATATGCCGCGAAGATTCAATGCCTTCGCATTCTACGATCTATAACTGGATGGAAACAATGCCCGAAGTATCTGGACTCCTCGCGCGCGCGCGGGATTTAGGCGAAACCGTAATTGCAAACAACCTGCGTGATGTTGCGCGCGGCGGGCCTGGGTCGTCTGGCGACGTCCAACGTGACAAGCTAATCGTTGACACTGATCTGAAGCTGCTGGCGATCTGGAATCCAAAACGCTATGGGCAGCGCATCGAGAACCGCCTATCCGGTCCAGAGGGCGAAGCACTCAAGATCATCGTTACCGGGATCAGGCCAACGGAAGATAACACCTGACGACGCTGTTTGCTACTTTCTACTTTCTAAGGAAGTGTGTCAGGAGACAGACACTACCGTAGGCTCACCTAGCTGACACTACCAGACGTATCGGTGGTGTCTCCTTGCTGACACTACCGATTTCGAGCTTAACTGGGCACTTTGGCTCAAATATTTGTGCTCGACGCATAGCTCCGCTTGTGACGAGAAAGCCTTTGGATCGTAGGTTTCGCAGTGATCGGTTGACGGTGCTGCGAGATAAGAGCGACATCTTCACAATCTGCGTAATTGAGATTGAATCCTCTGACTTCCCGTGGCCCCAGGTTAAGCGCATAATACAGAGATGCACACGCAGTTCATTGTGGGTTATCTCACAAAGCCATGATTCTATTAGTCTATTTGGTATTGGTGTGAATGCGAACGGTATGGTGCGTCTGTGACGCTTCATTTGGTCCTTCCGAAGATCCCAAGACCCGCTTAGGAAGCTGGGGCCAAGTTTGCGCGACCTGACCCCACGGACCAAATGAGACGCTTCTATTGCATTATCGTGGATTCCAGCGTAAGATGCAATCTGATTAGGTTTAACACACCACGCGGGGCGTTCTTCCTCCGAGGCGCTCCGCTCTCAAAACTTATGCGCTACCTCAGAGCACTCCGCCGCCGCTACTGGCTTAGACGATGGATCACCCGTTAGGGAAAGCTCTCTACCGGGCACCAGCCCAGACGCCAGTACGCAAAGTAATCAAAGCCCCACGCGGCGGCAAAGACAATCTATTCATCCAGCCTAAAGAGTTTGGCCCCGACCGTGAGCTAGTCGAGAACCACAACCGCCTTAACTTCGCTAACAACTTCAGTTATGCCGATCAGTGGACTGGCAATACCAGAACCTTTGACCCAGAGGGTAACTATAACTGTGGGATATGCAACAAAGCAGACGGATTAGATTGCCTTATCATATCCGACAAGATTGACAGAGCCGCAGGGGGAGTTGCAGGCATTGGGAGAACCTATGTGCCGGTGACCCAGAGTTGAAGATGACAGGGATCGAGGATGCCGATACGGCTTCTTATGGGGTAGCGAAGAATGGCAAAGGATTCGGCTGCCATCGCTGCCCATATGCATCGGCGGCATATCAACCGGATAGCCGTGGACGCAACATGTACTGCGGCAAGGGTGACTTCAGGACAGGTGGCGATGCTTGCTGCCAGTTGAATGGCGCTCCAGTGAAGGGCGATGGTGACGAATACGATGCATGATCCACTAGTCTGCTGTATCTGCCCTACCCACAGAACTGAGTACTTAGAACAATCCCAAGCCTGCTTTGAAGCGCAAACCTATGCGAACCGAAAATTATTTATTTTTAATAATTCAGGTGGTGCCCATGGCAGTTTGCGGAATCAGGTCATAGCGCAGACGCCGTTTGTAGAATGGCATCCGCGTGGTTGCATAATCGCCCATTGGGATGACGACGACTGGTCGTGCCCAACCCGCCTTGCCGAGCAGGTAGCCTTTCTGCAATCCACAGGCGCTAGTATCGTGGGATATAGGGATATGCCGTTCTACGATGTCAGGACGCGTCAGGTGACGTTCTACAAGCAGCCACGGCAGAACTATGCGCTTGGCACGTCGCTCATGTACTGGCGCAGCGTATGGGTCGAGCACCAGTTTATTGAGACAGCGGGGGATGAGGACGCTAAGTTTCAACAAGTTGTAGGCTTCGAGAACGTTGCAACACAATCCTCGGTTAATTTAATTGCAGAGCCGCGCATGGTGGCTCGCATCCATCCTGGAAACACATCGAAGAAGGGCGGAGCGCGGTATGAGAAGGCTACACCTGAATTGACCGCTGCTGTTTTATCTGTACTTCGCCCATCGTTTGTGGCACAATCTCTTTAGTGGCACAAAAGGTTAAAGGCAGACCGCTGCGGATACGCTTCTGCCCGAAGTGCGGGAAAGCCTGCTATGGTGCCCGTAAAGCGAGAAACCATTGTAAATGAGTGTTTGGTTCTGCATCCCGAGTGCTAGGCCGATGGAGGAAGTTGCGCCAGTTCTGGCAGCCTGGAAGGAACGCGGCTACAAGGTAGCACTCTGGCGTGACGGATCACAGACATCGTATTACGCTTCATGGGATAGAGGACGTTACTACGATTGGCTCACCTGTGAAGAATTGTATCCTGGTTACGCACAGGCGATTAACGCGCTGGCTTATTCTGTGCTGAATTCCGATCTATCCTGCGATTGGATCGTGACTGGCGGCGACGACACGTTGCCAGATCCGAACCACACGGCGGAGGAGATCGCGGATAATTGCAGTGCTTATTTCGCTAACTTTGACAATGATCCAATGAGCACCTTCGGCGTCATGCAACCCACTGGCGACCGCTTCGCAGGCGGCTGCATCGACCGCATCGCTGGATCTCCATGGCTTGGCCGCGAGTGGTGCTTGCGCGCCAATGGTGGGCGCGGCCCGTTCTGGCCGGAGTTCACCCATATGTTCGGGGATGAATGCCTGAAACGCACCGCAGAGAAGTTAGGAGTGTACTGGGCACGGCCTGATCTGATCCATTTCCATAATCACTTTCAGCGGGAGAGCGAAGAGATAAATTCTAGAGCGACAATGAAGCCAGTGCCGGAGCACTTGCGGAAGTGGAACACGCGGGCGCATTGGGATGAGATGCAAGCGATATTCAGAAGGTTGGAGGCGGAGGATTTCGCTCCGTGTATGCCTCTATGAAGCATTTCAAATTCAGAGAAAGCATAGGCGGTAGAAGATTCGCTAGATTAGTCGCGCAGTATTATTGCGGCGATAGGCTCCACAAGGAACGGGTTTGGGTTTGTATTTGCGATTGCGGTAACACCGCTCTCGTTCGCGAGATCCAACTGATCGAAGGTAGTACTCGCAGCTGCGGATGCCTCCAGAAAGAAGTCAGTTCGCGCGTCCATACCAAGCACGGTCTGGGGAAAACCAAAACTTACAGAGCGTGGCTATCCATGAAGCAACGTTGTTTCTACCCAAAGCACAAGAATTTTAAGTATTGGGGAGGGCGAGGTATTACTGTTTGCGAACGCTGGCTGGTGTTTGAAAACTTCTACGCCGACATGGGCGATAAACCCGAAGGAAAGTCACTGGATCGGTATCCGAATAACGACGGTAACTACGAACCAGGGAATGTGCGCTGGGCAAGCCCTGACGAACAAGCCAACAATAGACGGAGGGCTGTTTAGGTGTCCAATTATCGGAGCAACTTGCAGGCCCCCGACCTGCGCCCCTATTTCAAGCACATCTATGAGCGCATAGAGCCTAACTCGCAGGGCCACACCGTCATCAGCGACTTTAGGGACAAGGCCGACGATGATCCGGTGTTCGGCGTTCATAAGCGCTGCTGGTTCTGGACGCTGGATGAGGCGGCGATCCTGTATAACTGTGCAAGGCAGTTTAAGAATTACGATCCATTGGCTGTAGATATAGGAGGGCATACGGGATGGACTTCTGGTTATCTTTGCAAAGCTGGATGCTGGGGATATTCAATAGATCCCATGTACACAAATGATGATTTTGCTAATAGGGCGATTTATAATCTTTTGCCGATGCATAGGCATCTTAGTTTATGCCCAGAAACATCTAATGAGTTTTTCAAGAGTCCTCTATTCTCCGGCTTGAGTTGTCCTATAGATGTCGCAGTAATAGATGGCAACCACTCCTCTCCATGCCCTTTGGAGGATGCTCAGAATTGTGCCAAGCACCTGAAGGATCGCGGCATCATCCTGCTCCACGACTATCGCGGTGAGCCGATCAAGGAAGCCTACCGCTGGTTGCTCGACAACGGCTTCCAAGGCAAAACCTACCGCACGCCTAACGGGGTAGCCGTCTGCTGGCGCGGCGAGTTTACGCCTCCTGAGCATGTGCACGATCCGGGGATCGCGGAAGTATGAGGGTGGCTATCGGGACGATTGCCTTCTGTGGCATATACCCGCAACTCGCCACGCGCCTACTGCAACGCTTCGCAGTGGTGTGCCCTAACTATGAGGTGAAGGCATGGATCAACACAACGCCGCCGGATGCGCCTTACATGGTAGTGGATGACTACGACTACACGGCCTACTGCGCCAAACCTTTCGTGCTGGATGCGCTCGATGCTGATATTGCCATTCTCTTGGATGCTTCGTTCTACCCGATCCGCGATATCCTGCCGCTAATCGAGCACATCGAGCGTGTTGGCTACTACTTCTGCGATAACGAGTTTAAGGTTGGAGAGTGGTGCTCTGACGCTTGCGCTGAGGCGATGGGTGTAACGCGTGATGCGCTGTTCGAGATGCCGGAGATTTCTAGCTACTGCGTCGGTCTTGATCTCAGGCGCGGCGAGTGCCGCCAATTGCTTGAACAGTGGAAGTCGGCGGCACGAAGCCCGTTGATTTTCCCTGGTAGACATACGGCAGGAGATACAGGAAGGAATGCAGGATTTGTTTCTAGTGATAGCCGTGTGCGTGGCCATCGCCATGACCAGACGGCTCTGAGCATCATCGCTCACCAGTTTGGGATGCGAGAACTTGTGAAGCGCCCAAAACTGACAGCATATGCAGCGCGGGAGTGGAATGAGTACCATATACCGCCGACTGAGGAAACAGTGCTGGTGAACTGGGGGAAGCTGGATGTCCAGTTTAGCTGAGAAAGAAGCGGTACGCGGGATACTGGCAGGATTCGGCCCTTCGCCCGTCATCGTGGAACTTGGGGCGCATGTTGGCGAGGAGGCGGAGTGGATCATGCCACTGTGCAATTATCCGCGATATGTGATGGTAGAACCCGATCCGAAGAATGTAATGATTATTTCAAAGAAGCACCCGGGAAACTTAGTTATCCCGGCTGCTGTTGGCTCTTTTTTATCTGGCGGTGTTCCGTTCTATGGATCTGAAAACCTTGTCAGTAATAACCGAGCATCAGGCTCAATTCGCAAGCCTACTGGACACTTAGAGCATTTCCCGGAAGTAAAGTTTGGTATATTCCCAGTCCCGCAGTACACATTGGATATGTTGGCGTTTCGATCCCAAGTGGATCACGTCGATTTTCTTTGGTGTGACATCCAAGGCGCAGAGCGCGACATGATCGAAGGTGGCCGCGCCACGCTCGCTAAGACGCGTTACATGATGATCGAGGCCGAGCCTGATGTTGAGTTGTACGAAGGGCAAGCGCTTAAGCCGGAGTTGATCGCAATGCTTCCGGGGTGGGTTGTGATCAAAGATTTTGGCTACAATCTGCTAATGTGGAACTCCAAGTATGTCTAGCCAATACGGTGAAGAATTCCATATTCTCGACCACTTCAAAGGACGCAAAGGACGCTTCCTGGACATCGGCGCTTATGATGGCTTAACATATTCCAATACGCGCTGCTTGATGGAAGAGGGATGGTCGGGAGTCTGTGTAGAGCCGAACCCGCTCATACTCCCGTACCTGCAAGATCACACCGAACGATTCCCTCTGATCTCTACGCTACAAGCGGCGATCCTGCCGGATACTTTTCAAGGCCGTCCACGCATGTGGATCACGCAAGACGCTTTGAGCAGCTTCGTGCCGGAGCATGTAGAAACCATCAACCGGAATAATCCCAAAATTAAGTTCACCCAAGTAGGAGTGCCTACGCTACGCTGGCATGAATTCCTAAAGGTTTATCCGCAGCCTTACGATTTCATCAATATTGACGTGGAGGGCATGAACTGGGAAGTACTCCGGGATGGACCGTTGGCGGAAATGATATGCGTGGAAATGGACCCTCCATGTCAAAAGGAGCGCATGAAAGAGCACTTCCGCATCTTCGGCATGGATAACCAGTGCGAGATCGGCGGGAACTTGCTGGCATGGCGATGAACATTATCGGGACTATGTTATGCCGCAATGAAGATTGGATTGTTGGGTTAAGCGCACGCGCAGCGCTTCTGTGGTGCGATCAGCTAATCATTCTCGACCACGCATCGACTGACGGCACGCACGATCTTCTAGTGCAGATCCATCAAGAGTATCCGGGTCGCGTGATGCTGCTTCATGAACCAGATCCTGTATGGAAAGAAATGCAGTACCGCCAGCGGATGCTGGACGAAGCGCGGCAGCGCAAAGCCACTCACGTTGCGGTGATCGATTCTGATGAAGTTCTGAGCGGCAATATGATCGCGGCAATTCGTCCCGCCATCTCCACGATGGGGCCGACGCATGACTTTGCTCCTCCGTGGGTTGGTTTGCGAGGCTCGATCAACCGCTACCACACAGATGGCATCTGGGGCGATAACTGGGTATCGACAGCTTTCCTAGATAATCCGCAATATCATTGGGCTTCGCGCAACGGGTACGACTTCCACCACCGCCGTCCGATGGGGCTGACCATGCAATCGTTCCGCCCCTGGAAACAGGGCGAAGGAGGGTTGATGCACTTGCAGTTCGTCAGCGACCGTCGTTTACGCGCGAAGCAAGCCTGCTATAAAATGCAGGAAGTGTTGCGCTGGCCTGGACGTATGACGGTTCAGGCGATCAACGAGATGTATAACCATGCTGTCTACGATACCGGGAAGATGGAACCTGTACCACTTGAGTGGTGGGAACCTTATTTAAAATGGTTCAAATACTTCTATCCAGATAACGAGCCATGGCAGGCAGCGCAATGCCGCCAATGGTACATGGAGCATGGACCGGAGCGCTTCAAGGGCCTTGATCTTTTTGGCGTGGTTTAATGGAAATTAAGGCCCACCTTCAACCAAAACAGTGGAAGCTGTATTACCTCCTAGAAGCCACAGGGCCAAAGGCCGCAACCATCATCGGCGCAGGTGGAGCGAAGGGCGGCGGAAAGTCAGCCGGGGCGCGAAACATCGCCATTCTGTTAGCGAGCATCTTTGGCGGCAAGTATCCAGGAATTACGCTTACTATCGTGAGGCGCGTAGCCTCTGATCTCCGCGATAACCATATCACGGAACTGTTCAAGACCTACCCGGAACTGCTCCCCTTTTGGCGTGCAGGGGATCACGACCTCGTTCTACAGAACAAGTCCCGCATCTTGTTCCGTTCGGCTGAAACCAAGGATGACGTAAAACGCAAGTTTCTTGGCGGATTCCAGTCAGCCTTTATCTTTGTCGATGAGGCGCAGCAGTTCGACCAAGAGGAATTGCAATGGATACATGCCGCCTGCCGCTGGACTGGGCAGGAGGGTATCCCGGTAAACTTCTGCAAACTGGTGCTGTTCTTCAACCCCGGAGGGCAAGGCTCAGGCTACATTCGCCGCATCTTCTGGACGCATGAGTATGAATCCAATGAACATCCACAGGATTATGCGTTTATCCACGTCTTTGGATGGGATAACTATGAATGGTTCCGTGGGCAGGTAGACATCACAGAAACCGAGTTCTACTCCAAGAAATACCCCAGCGTGTGCAATGAGGGATCAGGTTCTGAAACCTGCCGATGCTGCCGCTTCCACATGTTCATTCACCAGACTTCGGAGGGCCGAAAATACAACGCTTTCCCGGTGTCGATCCGCGCAGGCTACCTACTCGGCAGCTTCGATAACTTCGAGGGCCAGTACTTCGCTGGAGCTTGGGATGCCTCAAAATGCGTAATCTCTCCCAATTTAGCGGAATCATTGAGGCAACCGTGGTGGACGCACTGGATGTCTATGGACTGGGGATGGGCTGGACCACCTAGGCCGCACTATAGCGTCAATCTCTGGTGGGCCATCGGTAAACTACCGCCCTCGCAGTTGTACGAAAAACTGGGAATCATTTCGGAATTTTCGCTAGATGTCGCAATCATCTACCGTTCGCGCCATTCTTGCCTAACGCCTGAAGAAGAATGGGCGCAGCGAATCGTCGATGCTACGCCCGTTAAGGAGAGAATCGTGATTGCCCGTCACTACGTTGACGGAGCGATCTTCTCGACGGATAGGCATAGTGATAATACCACTGCCGACCTAATGCAGCCAGCCTTATCTGAGGTCGGTATGCCGCTGATGGAGCGTGCCGATAAAGACCGCATAGGCGGTTGGCGGCAGCTTTACAACGCCTTTGTGCGGACGTGCAACGCCAGAACCAAGCCAGTTACGGAGGATCTTGACGGCCCGTTGCTGCTGGTGAGCGCCGAATGTTCGGAGCTTATCAAAGGCATTCCGCTGCTGATTTGCGACGAAGATCGCCCAGAGGATGTGCTAAAAACCGAAGCTATCGAGGATGATTACTGTGATGCGGCCCGCTATGGCTACAAGTCAATGCTCGAAGCCCAATGGCAACCTCCACGTGACATTAGAGCGAAACAGGTGTATGAT